TTATTCATCTTCTCCATGGATTTCCTCCGTTGATAGGAGACGATATCCTTTCCACCCATTTTTATATTCACCCATCAATTTTGTAAAATATGAATAGACGTCGGGCATTTTTGGCGCACGTCCGCTATACAAACTATTATACCAATTTTCAAATGGTGCTTTTAATTTTGATTTAACTATTCGTTGTCCTTGTTCTTTAATTACACAATCTTTGAAGAATTCAGCAATATGGTCTTGAGAACATCGGTATTTATTACTAGTTGCCATAACCATATTACAATCTTTAACATTACCATTTGTGTCAAATGCTCGTTGTACCAACATCCACATAAATATTTCTTTCCAAGAATTAAATTTTTCATTTATTTTTTTGTCTACTTTATATTCATATGGCGACTCGTCTGTTGGATTAGGGGTTTCCTTAAATTTTGATAGGAATTCACAAACTCTGATACGTCGCCATGTACCATCATCGTCGCTCTTAATATCAAATAGATTGTTGGTGCAAACGGCAAGCGAGAACTGTGGTATAAACGTCATAGTGTCATGATATAATGCTCGTCCTTGCAATGGATCACCTCCAGTAATTTCTTTCATAATACCTTCGTTCAATATCTGTCCTTTACTGGGTTCTTGCATAACAGCATACCGTATTCCTTTCAACTGGGCTACTTCTGGTGATGCCGAACCAATACTTGTTCTTTTTTGTGTAATAAGTGTTATGGGAACGGTGCCTTTATAATCACCCAAACATTTTTCCATTAATTCAACCAATTTACTTTTACCATTACGACCAACGCCAGTATACATATTGAATGTTTGGTTTTCATTCGTTCCTATCAGTGTTGATGCTAAATGATCCCACATATATTCATTCAATTCTGGAACAGGAAACAATTGCTTCATAAAATCTTCAATCTCGTATTTTATCCGAACATGATCTTCGTTTTTATCATCATACTCAATATAGTCAATATTTGTGCAATTCGATAGATAATCTTCTGGTTCTCCATCACGAATAACATTTGTTTTAAAGTCAACCACACAATTATTAAAACACAACAAATATGGATTTTGATCTAGTTTATCCATAAAGTTTCTCTCATAAAACAAATCAAGACATTCTCGCATTACATTATTTTTTGTTTGGGTCTTTTTGAGTGCGATTGCAATATCAGAGTATCGCCCAGCATTTTTCTTACGCCGATTGAACTCATCTTGATCAAAATCATCACCGTCTACAGGTAGTTTAATTATTTCATCTGATATACGCTTAGAACGCATCATAAATTCCTTTGCCAGAAATTGAGATATTTGAAGACGTAATGCTGTGCCGCTATCAATTTCTTCCCATCGTCCATGATTACTATATTTGTCATCTTGTGTATAACCATACCAAAGTTTTTTTCCGACGCACGCACATTTGAATTTTCCTTTAAACCTATGATAAAGTATCATGGCAATGTCATACTCTGCTGTGCCCGAACTTTCTAGCATTTGATCCATAAAGTAAGACAGTGATTGTTGTTGAACATCTAAAAACTGTGCGTGATTGTCTATTTTAGCCCAGTAGTAAATAGAACGATCCGTAAATCCTTCGTCTGCCATGTTTTCCCACTGGTCCTGATAATTTTCAATGTCGTCAAATGAAAATTTCTCAGATTTGCTGCTGAACTTCATCCACGTGATAAACAATGATTTTGACGTATTGTGTAATGCCCATCCGACACGAATCCATTCATTAAAACTATCATAATATTTTTTACCCAGACACATTGCTAAATGATGTGTTTCTTTAATAACATAGTCTTCCGAATCAATGTTTTCTAGAAATAGTTCAACTTCGCAATCAAGTTCATCACGTGTTTTAATATTCACAATATTGTTAAAATCTTTAATTCTTATTTTGCGTTTCTTTTTTGGTTTTACACTCTTTTTAATTGCGGCATACTTATCTTTATTATCATCATTAATTTCTAAAACAATATTTTTTGTATTTTGTGCACTGATATTATTTAGTTCTTGGATATTAATATTTGGATTTTCAATTACTTCCAACTGTAATTGTTCATCTTCCAAATTACAACAGTATTGTCGTACCACTTCATATTTTTCACAACCGGGTTTACGTGACCCATACATTTGCCAATTTGTATAACCTTTACAAATACCTATATCAATAACATCATCGTAACTATTTTTTAAATTTAAGTCATCTAAAACAGCACTAATGTCATTTAACACCGCATCGCGTAACATTTGCTGACAAACCCTGTCCATATTAATGGCAAAAACAATATGAATACCATCTTTTGTATGTAAATCTTGAATATTAACATTTGGTTTTTCTGAAACATAAATGTTAAATTGAATACCATCATCTAATTTAAATAACTCTTCTATTTTACTTGTGTATAATTCTATGATATCAATTATATGATCGTCTGTATGTTGTCGTTCATCAATAGTGGTATCATATCTAAAATCTAAATCAACCAGAACAGGACCAACCTGTGACTGTTTTTCGGTTAAATACTCATTTTTATTTTGTTTGAATACATCATTATAATATAATTTATAAAATTTTGCGGATGCTGATTGTGGTATGCAATACTTTCCAGGAAATATATTTAGTTGCTGATAACCAATTCTAGTATGTGTAATTTTAGTTTTATCTTTGGTTGCATGCTGTAATAAAAATTCTTGTAAATTACTCATTGATACTTTATATTTAGACAAAAATTCTATATCAATTTTTTTAAATATAACACTCGATCACTCACTTTATATCTATTACGTAATTACACGTAAATAATTATGATGATTTTTCTGATATGCCGTTCCAGTGTCTATATAAATATCTTGATTATCATGGTAAACCATATAGTAATATGTGAAAACTAATATACGGTTATGGAAGACAACACAATAAAAAATCCGAATATAATTCATTGTATTGTTCATACCAATAAATTATACATTTTGTAAAAACAAATATTACTAATTAGTTTAAAGAAATTATAATACTAGTTGTAATGGGATATCCATATGTATTAGTTATATTATTATTGCTTATATCTTTTTGTATACCAATTTGTTTTATTTGTTGCATTGAACCCCGGCGCGATATAAAATATATAAAAATAATAGACCAATTATAAGATTGTAAATATTTTGTATTGGTTTATTGTCCGGAAAAGTTGAAAATCCTTCTTTACACATTTTTTGTGTAATGGGATTAATCCGTTTACCATTTTCAGGGTAAAACAAACAAGGGTCTATGTCTTTAATTTCTTCTATATTAACGGCACGTTCTAGATATCCATCATTACTGTCATCCATTATAATATCTTCGTCTGATGGCGGTGAGCCATCTGGTTCTCTACAAAGCAATTTAACATTCTTACATTTATTATCAGTGTGTTTAATGCCATCAAGCAAACTAAGCGGATTAAGATTTTCTATATCTTCTTCAATACCGAACATTAAAGATCTATTACCACCAGATGGTATTGAATCATTATATACATATCTATCCAAACTTTCGTTAACGGTAGAGTCAACATTACTACATTTAGTATGTGTTTTATAAAATGATGAACTACCAATTGCTTTGTCTTCGCCACCATTTAATCCATTCCACGGACCACCACCGATTAAAACATCAACATAACTCATTAGTGCTTTTATGTCTGTTACTAAATATTTTATCTTACCATTATCACTCGCGCCTAACTCTTCTGGTGATTTAATTCGCGAAGAATAACTATTTGAAGACATATATATATATAATATTAAAATGTCTCTCCAATGTAGAATATGTTTAGATGAAGACATAATAGACAATCTATGTTCTCCATGTAATTGCAATGGAACAAGTAAATATATTCACCCACACTGTTTAACAAAATGGAGAAATGAAAATGTTAACACACCATATTATAATAAATGTATTGATTGTCATACCGATTATAAGTATTCAGTAGAACGTAACGAACAACTAATCTTAAATAATAAAAAAATACTATATTCTAATATTTTTTTATTCGGACTTATTACATTATTACTAAATTTATTTGATAATGAAGCATCGTTTAAGATATTTAATTCTATTAAAGATAAAAACATATCACAACAGTTTAATCAACTAGAAGATAATTATTATTATATATTTTACTATATAATATTAGCAAATTATTTAGTGAATTGTTTATTTTTTATTTTATCTTATATATGTTTATTTAAAATTATGAATATTGAACATTACATAAGACATATGTGTTGTGCTAAGATATATAATGTAATTAAATTATTTTATATAATTATTTTATATTTAATATTAAGTTTAAAAGCGTTCTTGGCAACTAGTTTTTTATTAGTATTTATAGATACTGCAAGTATAAATTTATATATTGAACAACACAATAACATATTAAATGATATTAATACGTCTAATATAAGGTATTATGTAGAAACGTATATTTCAGAAAATGCCACAATTGAAAACATTGATGAATATACAGACACGGAGAACGAAATAAATCATAATAATAATTACAATCAACGACTTATTTGATTATTATTCAGAGTAACCTAGACCAATTGCTGCATTATCTATACTATTTGCTTGATCGTTAATACCACCAAAACTTGAAGATATATCCTTTGCTTGATCCTTGATAGCATCAATTTGTTTTTGCTGATCTCTTAGAGTTTTAGAGTTTTCGTCAACCCTGTTAGACAGTAATTGTTGTTTTACGTCGCCGCAAGCAGTGTCGCTGTCCGTGTCGCTGTCCATGTCGCTGTCCATGTCGCTGTCCATGTCGCTGTCCATGTCGCTGTCAGTATCACCATCAGTTTCTATCCCTTCTCGCAGATTGGTTACAACACTAATTAACAAAAGCGTTATTAATAGACATAAAATAATTTTTATTTTCATATATATATATAATGAGTTTAAATATTACAAGAAATAGAATAGGACATCCTAAAATTACAAAAGGAAAAAATTTTGTTAAGCATAATTTTTACAATCACGGTAAAAGAGATTACATTACAACAAACTCTTCCACTGGTAGAGCAAACAGAATAGCAACTCCACAAAAGCGATTATGTCCATCACAAAGTCCTATTAATATCGCTCGTAACCTATCTTTCCAAAGAGATTCTGAAACACCTGTAACAAAAAAATGTTGTCCTGTGCGACAAATTATAAGATCTGGTGTTAATTCAAATGTAACATTGAATTCAAGAGGAACATACGAACAAAATACAACTAAAACATATTATCACAACGCCGCACAACGATTGAAAGCTAGAAATATGTCGTTTGAAAAGAATATGCCAACGCAAAAAAAAAAAATATTAAAAACAAATTGCTGCTCTCCAATAGATAAAACTAATTATGGATTATACAATCATAAGAATGAACGCGGCAAACTAGCGAATGTTAAATCTAAAGGCGATAGTGGTGCTAGAACATTCGCATTAAGACACGCTAATAATAAATTATTTGATCAACGTAAAACAGAAGAAGAAAAGAAACCAGACAGAAATATGATTTTTGGTATAAATAATAAGAAATGTTACAAATGAAAATAAATATGTTATTTAAAAAATTACGAGTCAATTCGCTATGAATGGCATAAGATAAATTATATTTATTATGTCATACGTCTCTTTAATTGTTTAGTATATTCTGAATTATCATTATAATTAACATATAGGAGATTTCCTATAATAATAGTAATCGTCATCAAATATTATGTAACCATGTTAGTTTCATATAATATTCCACGGTTTTCAGAGTTAGAATGATAGTAAACTTTGCAAAATAATATATATTTGCGTTTAAATTAATTCATATATATTAATTCAAGTATATATGAATGTAAATATGGCATTTTGTGTAATAGTAATTTTTATTATTTTTAATGTAATAGAAAGAAAATATATAGCAAAGGAAGAAGTAAATACTAAAAAACTTATAAAACAATCATTGTTAGTGGGGTTATCAACGTTAGCAGCAGAATACGCGATGGGTAAATTAAGACCGGACGTATTAACTAATGTTCCAACACAAGCATTTACAAGCGAACCATCATTTTAAAATATATATATATTAGTAGATTTTATGAATATTTTGGAATATCGTCAATATTCATCAAATCGTTATTTTTTATTTTATTTGATACTCTGAATGTATCAAATATTTTATTTGACAACTGTTCTTCTGGTACTTTATTATGAACCGTTCTTGCAATCATTTTATATAATTTAAATTCGGGATATCTGTCCACATTATTATTATTATATAGAATATTTTTATTATTATCATCTAAACACCAGAAATTTATAATAGATTCTATTTCGTCCAGTTTTTCTTGTGATTGTTCTATGTCGTCAAAAAAATAATCAAACAACGAACAACCTAGTCTGACTAAATCAAAACTTTTATTTGGCATAATTACTTTCTTTTTATCATTAAAATATGGGTCGCAATTATATTGACTGTGTGCATCGCCAGATTTACTAAAACTATCACTAAATAGTAAATTATCCTTTAGCGAGTATATACTTCTGCCAAAATCTATAATTTTATAAATTTTTCCATACGTTGGAACTTTATAGTATTTACCTTTAAAACAGTAATACAAGAATTGTTTACTAGTTTTAATATACATTACGTTACTTGTGTGTAGGTCATTATGATAAAAATTAAATTTTTCTTGATATACACATAATGTAATAACTATTTGAAAAAAAATAGATGCCCACTCACCATTTTTGATATTATCACTGTTTTCAATATAATGGTCTAATGTATTTTCTAAATCTTCTAATGCTACAACGTTTGTAGGAAATTTTTCAATATCACAACATATTTCGTCTTCTTCGTCGCATTCGTCATCTTCTTCATCGCGTTCGTCATCTTCTTCATCGCATTCGTCATCTTCTTCATCGCATTCGTCATCATCGTTTGAAATTGAATTATCCGATTCACTGTCACTGTCTTCTGAAGATTCTATATCAGATGTATCTGAGTTGTTCAATATTTTAATATTTACGTTTTTGTAATCGTCTTTTACTTCTTCATCATTAACTTCGGGAGCATCAACTGGACAAGTATCATTTAGAGTGACTTCAATAATTTCATCATCTATTTTTTTACTATCGTTGTTAGGTTTATCATCTACAAATAACTGAGGGTGTGATGTAATATTGTCAGTTAACAAATCAATAGACTTGTTAGATATCTTTATCTTATCTTTATTTTTTCTTGTGTCAGACATTTCTAAAACTACCCCATTCAATAATTTATAGTTATTATTTAAATTTTTTATAAAATATTCGTATTCCATTAAATGCTCTAAATCATCGGTTATATTAATATTATAATTATTTTTAATGCAAGTAAATGAACCATAAAAATCTAAACCATGTATAAAATTATGATTATTTAATAATTTGGATGATAGATATGAAAAGAACCCATCAACGTATGCCGAATTATTATAATTATTTATTTTTTCTTCAATATGACGTTCGTTTTTATTTTCTCTAGTTAATTTACCGTTAAATACGTTATTGTATTTAGGCAGTTTAAAAATATCAGTTTTATTATAATTGCCTGCTAAATATTTAATTGGATCAACCAAAGGACAAAATTTCATAAATGTTGATTTTTCATTTCCAAATTGATCTTTAAATGTAAATCTGTTAACAGTTATTTTAGATACAATATTTTTAATATATGTTTTTGTATTAAAACAAACACTATCACAATTAGAAGATTTTACACTATATATTTGCTTATAAATAGGATTATAATAGCCAATTGAATTAGAATTAATATCACCTTTCAAAACTTCTAAAGATGTCTTATATATATTTTCAGTAAGTTCTAATTTAAACATATGAATTTTATAAAGTAAAAAATATCTATAAATAAACTAATTCGTTAATAATAATTTTGTTTTATTATTATAACTATTATGACACTTGAATTAAAAAGATTTAGTATGAAATCAATTAAATTTGATCCAAAAGAGAATCAGGGACCTGTAATAGTTTTAATAGGGCGACGAGATACGGGGAAAAGTTTTTTAGTTAAAGATTTATTATATTATCATCAGGACATACCAGTTGGTGTGGTTATCTCTGGAACAGAAGCAGGCAATGGGTTTTATGGAAGCGTTGTGCCTAAATTATTTATCCACGATGAATATAATAGTTCTATTATTCAGAATATACTTAAACGACAAAAAGTTGTATTAAAGGAAATAAAAAAGGAAATAGAAGTTTATAAACGGCGGACATCTAAAATAGATCCCCGCGCATTCGTTATATTAGATGATTGTCTGTATGATAATTCTTGGTCACGAGACAAAATGATGCGTTTATTGTTTATGAATGGTCGTCATTGGAAAATTATGTTAGTTATTACAATGCAATACCCGTTAGGCATTCCACCCAATCTTAGAACAAACATAGATTATGTTTTTATTTTGAGAGAACCATATATAAATAATAAAAAACGAATTTGGGAAAACTATGCCGGAATGTTTCCAACATTTGAATCATTTTGTCAAGTGATGGATCAGTGCACAGAAGATTACGAATGTTTAGTTATTAATAATAACGCAAAATCAAACAAACTTGTAGACCAAATATTTTGGTATAAAGCAGACCCTCATAGCAATTTTAAATTGGGTTCTAAAGAATACTGGGATTTATCCAAAAATATTAATTCAGACGACGAAGAAGACGATTCGTTTGATTCAAAGAAACCAACGAAGGGTCCAAACATTAGAGTGCGTAAAAATCGGTGGTAATAATTTAATTTGATATACATTTCATAATTTTCTCACCTTTTCACGTTTACAACCTTCAACAACAACTTTGTCTTTAGTATAATCGTGTGAGCAATTATGACATTCTGGCATTCGGTGTTTAGAACAAAACGACTTGCCACACACACATTTAATGATTAATTCAACATTCGTTAGTTTTTTCTTACATCCATCTAATGAGCAAAGCATAGTATTATTATATATTATATTATAATACTATATCAATTTATATTATTTGTTACCACCGAAAGATTTAGTTGAAATATTCGGGGCGTCTAATACTTCATTAAGAATATTTGCTGATAAAGCAGACGTATTATCATTCAAGTCTACGAGTGATCCGTCTTCATTAACGTTTTGTGTTAACTTGTTACCGGTATTTTTTGCAATCTCTTTATTATTTTCAATTGCTTCTCTCTTCGCGCGTAATACACGTTCATCAAAATCAACCTTTTCTAACATATCTTTCTTATCCTTATGATCCATAATAGAATTCAGTTCTTCCTCTGCGTAAACAACATTTCCTGTTTTAAACGCATCTGGATTAAACGGCATCCATTTACCAACTTCACCCACATAAATATTATGTTTTTTATCCTTCTCTTCTAATAATTTAGCACGCATTTGTGCTTCTTCAACTGTAGGAAACGATCCCCGAATTTTAATACCGCGTGTATTTGTTTGAAACCCGTGCAGTTCACTGAATTCTTTAGTTAATTTGTCTTCTTGTCTATCTAAGAATGTTTTATAATCATCTTCAATACTTGTGTCTAGCAACTTATTTTTTTCTTCATCAATAAACGATGAAAATTCATTCATTAATTCATCAAAATCAAAATCATATTTAAATGATATATAATTTAAAAATTGATGGTATTTTTTAACAGATTTTTCAAATTCAAAATACTTTAGGAACTTCTCAAATAAAAACATATTTTTTTGTTTAATTACAGCTTCTGGAGATACAAATGAAACGCAGCAGAATTTTTGACTACCTATTTCCTTGTCTTCGTCTAACAAGTCAACATAGTTTGGGTTTGGTGAACCATCCATTAAATTTTTTTTTTCAAAATTCATATACTTTTACTATTATTATTTCTAAGTATTTTTTTCTATATATAGTTTATAATGAACGATCTCGCAAGCATTCTTGATCTTGGTGAACTTTTACGACGTGCCGTTAAGTATTTAATTGAAGGCATTTTAGTTGCCGCTGCCGCATATGTTATACCACTTAAAACTCTTAAGTTAGAGGAAGTGCTTCTTATAGCGCTTACTGCCGCAGCAACTTTCTGTGTTCTTGATGCATACCTCCCGAGCATGGCAGTTGCTGCCCGTTCTGGTGCTGGATTCGGTATAGGAGGTAATTTAGTGGGTTTCCCAAATTAAATAATGGGAATAAATTTCCAACCTAATTCTTGACATATTTTTTTCCAAATAACGTCCTGTTCTATTCTTTTAACTGGATCTTTTAGCATGGGAAAATAAGGTAAAAAATATGTTTCATTCAATAATTCACATAATTTATATAAAACGTAATAATAATTTAGGAAATTTACACGATTATTTGGACAGTGTTTAGCGTATTGCTTTTCAATATCTATAAATAAGTTGCATAATTTTTCTTCCAATTCTTGAGACATTACGGGTGGTCTTATGCCTAATTTATCTTTAATAAATGATATATGCTCATAGTATTTATTATACCCTAATTTATTTAATATATCTTTGCATATAGAATTTGTTAAAACGTCTAATGACAATCTCTCTTTTTTTATCTGTGCTTTAATGTTATTAATAATTTCATTAGAAATTTGGGTTGTTTCTTTTGCTTGAAACTGTGCTAATATTTCTTTAAAGTGGTTTATTCTTTTATACGCATAAAAACACACTTCTTTCGGTGCTTCTTTATAATTATTTTTTTCATGTTCAATAATATATTTTTTTGTAATGCCACATTTATTGCATATTTTCACACCTTCATAATGTACTGGTATTAATTCACCATTACATTTACAAACATCACTATTATATTTATATTTATTAATATCTATCAAAGAATTATCCAATTTAGCTAAAAATGAATTGTTTAAACAACTTGTATCTATATCATTATATTTAGAAGATTTTGACTTAGAAAAAAAGGAACTTACAATTTTAACTTTATTAGTTCCCTGATGTGATTCATCTTTTTTATTTTCAAAATATTTATAAAGTTCTTTAGAATGATTTAGTAAATATTTTTTTTTTCCATTTTTTATTAATTTGATACTATTATTTATTTGCAATAATCTATCTTTTAGAGTTGCTTTAACAGATGAGTCAGATTCATTTAGCATTTTATTTTTTAACTTAGACCTTTGTTTTTTAAACATTTCTAGTTTTTTTTCATTTTGTTTAAACTTTAGCATCATTTCTTGATGTTTTTTATCAATCGTTGGAATTATTTTTTTTTCTTCATTCTTTTTATTCTTATGATTGAATTTACTCATGTAATTATATTTAGAATATTTTTATATATTAATTTATTTAGATAATTTATGAATAAAGAATACTTACAAAAAATGATATTTATTCATAACGCACTTGAAAAGGGATGGATTGTAAAAAAAATAAATAATTTGTATATATTTACCAAAAAACACGAAAATAAAAAAGAATTATATTTAGATAATTATTTAAAAAAATTTATAAAAGAAAATATGATTTTTTGAAAAATTTTTTTCTTTGTAGATATTATAATGGGAGGAGGACTTATGCAATTAGTTGCTTATGGCGCACAAGACGTTTACCTTACAGGTAACCCACAGATTACTTTCTGGAAGGTTACATACAGACGACACACTAACTTCGCAATGGAAGCGATTGAACAGACTTTCAATGGACAAGCCGATTTCGGCAGAAGAGTTCAGTGTACTATTAGCAGGAATGGTGATTTAGCATACAGAACTTACTTACAGGTTACTCTACCAGAGATTGATGCCCTTAACGGTCAGAGCAGTTACAACGATGGATCCTCTCAGGGTGAGGGCGCTCATGCAAACACCGATCGTGAATATGCAGCACCAAGATGGTTAGACTACCCAGGAGAACAACTCATTTCTATGGTTGAAGTTGAAATTGGTGGTCAGCGAATAGATAAACAATATGGTGACTGGATGCATATCTGGAACCAACTCACTCTTACTAGTGAAGCAAAACGAGGTTACGATAAGATGGTTGGTCACACCACTCAGCTTACGTACTTAGCAAACGCTTGGGGTGATAACCCAGACAGACCTTGTGGCACGTGCAATACCGCACAGAGTTGTGAAATCAGAAATTCGCTTCCCGAAACAACCCTCTATGTTCCATTGCAGTTCTGGTTCTGCCGAAACCCAGGCATGGCACTTCCCCTCATCGCATTACAATACCACGAAGTCAAGATTAACATTGAACTTCGTCCAATTGATGAATGCTTGTGGGCAGTACAGGCTAGTTCCGCAAATGGTTTACCTGTGGGTGACGGTGAATCTGGTGGGGTTGGCGAAAGATCGGAAAGGGATGCATTTAAAGACCGTAAATTCACTGCTCTTTACAAGACGTCCCTTGTTGCTGCTTCCCTCTACGTTGACTATATCTTCTTGGACACCGAAGAGCGACGACGTATGGCGCAGAATCCACACGAATACCTCATTGAACAGGTTCAGTTCACGGGTGATGAATCTATCGGAAGTTCTGCCAACAAGATCAAGCTCAACTTCAATCACCCAGTGAAAGAACTTATCTGGGTTGTTCAACCGGACTGCCACGTTGACTACTGTGCTTCCACTTTTGGTTGCGAAAATGGTAATGATCAGGGTTGTTCTTCTTGCAGTTGCTCTGGTCCATTGTACAGCGCCCACGGCGCACAGCCATTCAACTACACAGACGCACCAGATGTGTTACCAAACTCTGTTTTCAACTACATTTCTGTTGAAACTCACAAAGGGGGATTTGTTGGCGAACCAGACAACGTATATTGCGACGAAATCTTAAACGGTGCTTACCCAGGTCAAGCAAATGTTGCTGCAGTTGGATGTGATGTTCCTAACAACGTTGCGACTGCGGGCAGTACTGTTTCTACTGCTGCCGGTGTTGCA